CTAACGATGCTACTCCCGGAGCTACGTTGCCGAATGGTGTTGCCCTTGACAACTACCCCACAGCACAGACCCCCCCATACCTTCCCGGAAAGAACGGGGTTAATCTTGGTGGCGCTATCTTGACCGCTATTGGGGGTGGGTTCTCTAAGGTAGTGGAAATTACTACTGGCTTCTTTGAAGTACAGACTAAGCCTTACAACGTGCAGCCCATCGCTAACATGGGCAATGGCGGTTCGCGTGATGCTGGAAGTACGCCATTTAAGGGATTCCCAGCTAAGATGGTAACTGCTGTCGCAGACATTGCTAATGGTGTGGCGATTGAGTCTGGTTTCATTAACCGTTCTGGTGGTACGATCCTTACCGGCTACTCGTCTGAGGGGTCTTCTGCAACACCTACTAACGCGCCAGTTCCGCAGACCTGATATGGCCGATACTCTAAATGATGGAGTAATGTCCAAGCTGGACCCCTACGAGGGGTCAGCTAACGACAAGCAGATGCAGGCGCTGAGATCTCTGATCAGTGCAGGCGTGGGTGGCTCCACATTGAACGACCTGTGGTTGCAGTATTGCACACAGGAGGGGTTCACCCAAGGCACTACGCAGGAGCGCATTAAGGCGTTCATGCTGAGTAGACTTGGTGCATTCCCCTCCAGCAACTACAACGACATCCAGCGGGCATTCTGGAACTCGGGCGGGGCTTTCGACCCTACCGCCCAGATCTTTGATTTTAGCGACCGGGCGCTGCGCGATCTGCCCGTTAGGATGCAGGCGCTTGGGTTTACTTATGAGCGCAATAGCCCGAAGACTGTGCTGCAATATGTCCAGTATGTGCAAAACTTGTACTTGTGGTCTGAGCAGTTTGATAATGCCGTTTGGTTTAAGGATGGGCTTACCGTTCAGGCTAACGCGGCATTAGCTCCAGACTCGCGCACTACGGCTGACAAGCTCACGCCATCATTCGCTACACAGATTCACGCTGTCTCACAGGCCGTTACGTTAGATAATAGCAAGACGTACGCGGCCTCCATGTATATCGCCAATGCTGGTCTTAACTACGCGGTATTTATTGTCAACACGGGTGCTGGAGAGATACAAGCCACTGTTGATCTCACCACTGGCGCTGTGACGAATGTGGTAGGTGCTATAGCCCTCAGCATAGAGGTGGCTGCTGTCGGCACGTTGCGGCGCTGTATTGCCAGCTTCACGACTGACGCGACTGGTACGCCTACCGTGAAGGTGGCTGCTGTGCAGACTGCCGGTGTTAATTCGTTCTCTGGGGATGGCGTAAATGGTATTTACGTCTGGGGCGCTCAGGTGCAGGAAGGTGGAGTATCTGCATACGCCATCACAACGTCAATGGCGCTGTACTGGCATCGTATATAACCGACCCGAACTTCTCCGTGCGCACAATGCACCGCCCGCTGGAGATAATGTTCATGTGCGACTTTTTATGTATTTTACCAATAATGAAGGACTTGGCGGGGAGGAATATCTGCCGCACGTAGACGCCATTGCTAAAATGGTGTGACAGCACACAGCTGTCCATGAACTCGTCCTGCAGGTGCGGGGGGATCTCCGCGACCATAAGCGCCTGCAGCTGCTCGATCTTCTCGCGGAACTCGGCTCGCTGTGCGACCGTCTTGATCTCCACCAGCCCAGAGTCATGTAATTCTGTACCTAGTAGGGTCAACTCCGTACTCATATCGCCCCCCCAGTCTCAAAAACAGTCTCGTATGCTACAAAACTCGTAGGTGCTACCGTTGTCAGTTGCACTCGCACAGCTGCGCAGAATCCTAAGCCTATCACGCTAGTCCATGGGCGGTATATAGTCAGTTGATTCCCCCATACACCCTCATCCCACAGCGCAGAATCCCACTCCGAAGATCCTGTAGTCGGGGGCTGCGGGGTGTAAAACGTCGTAGTGTCGCGCAGCTGGAAGTCCAACGCCAACGTCGCACGTATAACAGGCTCCAGTGATGCCTGGACGATAGGGCGCAGCAGTTTATAATGCTTGAGAGTGGTCGGGTCGCCATAATAATTGAACGCTGTCAGGAAGCTGCTAATAATGGGGGTGCCCCCAGATCCGTCGTAATCTACATTATCACGCGCAGGGTTCTTAACATCGTGCGCGAATACAGCCCCTTCCGCAGTTCCGAAATACACCGTACCCCTATACACTCCGAAACACGTAGCGAGGAGTCCGTACTCCCCCCACGCGCCGGTCTGGATATTCATAACAAACTGCCGGGCGACATCCGAAGCAGTTTCCGGGATAGATACCACCAGCGCATTCAGCCCCGTCAAGGTATGGATCTCCCAGTTCGGGCTAAACGATGCGCTCCGAACGAGTCGGGACAGCGTGGTGCTGATATTGCGCGACAACGTGTTCTCGTACAGCGACTCCGTAGCCGCACCGCTGACAACCTTGGAGATAGGCACCAGTCCCGCAGCAGTCAGTAGGATACAGTCCCCACCAAGATCTGCGTAGGAGATAGTGCCCACAGGTGCAGCCACAAAGTACGTACTGACAAGACTCCACGCAGTAGGATCTTCGGGGTCAGTACCTTGATAAATCGCAACGTCCCCAGCACTACTGCGCACCAGCATATTATCGTCCATACCGGCGCCAGAATCATACGACCAGGTGGCTAGTTCGTATAAGAAACCTCCGCGAGGCATGATCCCGTTAAAATGGAACGGGGTGAGCGTACCTCCAAGCGCGTCAGTGTCCAAAAACCACGCGGTCAGGGTGTCCGCCTCAATAAACCATAGCCGACCCTTGAAGACAATCGGGCGATCCAGAGAGCTGAGTGTGGTCGGCCCCCCCTCGACTACACCCGCACCACCACCAGTGCCAGAGGTGAACGAAGTCCACGTAGTGCCGTTATAGAGTGCAGGAGCATCCCGACCATTCGCCAGCACCAGATATTGCCCGCTGGGGAGGGAATACTGTGTAGTGGTTACTGCCCCATCAGTCAGTGGGTGAACTAGCAGCGCAGGGTTGATCGAGGTATCGTTACTAATGTCGTAAATCCCGCTATTGGTGGCTGCAAAAAACTGTTGTGACCCGTCAATGGCGTTGTATGTAAACAGTCGATCCACGTACTCAGGCAGCCCCTCCACCCACTTGCGGGTGCCTGCGCGGGTCTGCATTGATGAGTTCGCGGGGTAGAAATTGTGCATGGAGATTGCATACCCCTCCCGCATGGTGGGAAGGGGGTCAATGTCATTGATGCCCAGTATAGGCGCACCTGTACTGGTGATATTAGAGACACGCTGCTGCGCAGTGCCGCGTTGGGGCGTCATTGATTCCAGTTTCCATCCAATATATTGCCCCACCCGATCAGGGTGTTGCCACAGCCACTCGCCAAGTTAAGCACCGGAGCGCCCTGTCCCACAGCCTTCTCATTGGAGAGCATGAAGTCAAACTCACGCTGCAACACCGTGGTGTCAAAACCTTTAGCCGCCCAGAACTTGAGTTTAAGCCCCGTAACCATCAGGCGCTCGTCGAATAAGATCCCGTCGTCAAAATTGACAACCTTATCCCTAGCCTCATAGATATTAGAATGCTCAAGCACCCAGTTTTTAGAGATGTAATAGAGCGCGAACTCCTCCCCTGCACCTGGCACCGGGAACACATGGTACGTACCGTTCAAGATCCGATACTGGAATAACATCCCCGCAGAGACAATGCCGTACTTATTCCACGCCCATTGCTGGGGTGTGACCGGCCCCAACAATGGCCTGTTGTCTGAGGTTGCCCACTGAGTCTGATTCACCTGACGCCCGAAGTCATCGGGCACAGGGAATTCTTCTTTCACCCCATCCCCAGTGAACGTCATTGTCCTCTCTAATAGCTGCCAGTCGTGGGCGCGGATTAGCTCCTGCCCCAGCGCATTGAGCAGCCCTAGCATCTGGTATCCAGTCTGATCAGCAGCTGCTGCCTGTAGGCTAACAGTACCCATTCCCAGCTCTTGCAGCGCACTATTTACAATGCTTTGAGCTGTTACGTATGTTGTCATCCCAGTCTCCTAAAATCCAACCTCGGGGGTGCAACCACAAGGTTGGTGGGGCAAATACCCCCTAACCAGCCTTTTTAACTGTCTTGGCTTCCACGGCTGGAGCAGCTGGCAGATTTGAGTGATCAGGCGTGTTCTCGCGGGCCAGGCCTGTATGAACTAAAACGCAAGGCTGGGGAGTGGGCGCAACGTGCGCAAGATGCCGCGCCTTTCACGGCGCTACACGCTGAGAACGAAGATTTAAAATCACGCCTGGCAGCACTGGAGGCCAGAATGGCTGCTCCTGCTGTGGCAGCCAAGACAGTTAAAAAGGCTGGTTAGGGCGTATTTGCCCCACCAACCTTGTGGTTGCACCCCCGA